GATTTGATCATCGGTAATGGAACAAACAGCGCAACAAGACTTGCAATTGGCACAAACGGTTATGTTTTAACTTCCAACGGTACGACTGCAACTTGGTCGGCCAGCACTGGTGGTGTAACGTCTTTCAGTGCAGGCTCAACTGGACTTACTCCAAGCACTGGTACAACTGGTGCAGTGACATTGGCTGGAACTCTTGCAATTGCCAATGGCGGTACAGGATTGACTACAACGCCTGCAAACGGTGCTTTGGATATTGGTAACGGCACAGGATTTACGCGCACCACTTTGACTCAAGGCAGTGGCATTACCATTACAAACGGCGCTGGCACAATCACGATTGCTTCTACTGGTTCTTTGCCATCACAGACAGGTAACGCTGGCAAGTATTTGACTACTGACGGCACTACAGCATCTTGGGCGGTTATTAGCGGTGCGCTTGCTACCCCAACATTGTCACCATCAACAACCACCCCAACGGGTGGTTCAACGATGACAATAACGATCAGTAACTACAATAGTTCCTATACTTACATTATTGCGGTACAAGCAGGTTCGTATACATTCAACACATCTTCTGGTGTTATCAGTTGGACGGTTCCCAATGTGTCTTCAGTTACAAGTTACAACTGTACAGTGCAGGCTACATACTCAGGAACAGCAAGTGTTGTGGCGACACAAACAGTCAGTGTTCAAACTTCATTGATTACAGACACTGCAATTGCTATTACTAACTTCGCTGTGTACTCACTCAACAATGGATGGGCAATCTAAATGCAATCGAATAAATCACTAGCCATATGGGCAAGCCAAACATATTCACAAACTGGTGGCGTTAACAATTGGACGCAATATCAGTTGTCATTACTTGGCACGTCAAATAAATTTAACGTGTATAGCGCAGGGTCTTCGTCCACCGTTTTATCCATATATGACGCATACAACTTTTATGGTACTGCCGCAAATGCTGGCGACACCATGTTGTTAAGTACGAACGGGACTTCTTTCACAAGCGGAACTTTAGGTGCTAGGACTATTACCTCACCACCCATGACAATTACTTCTGGTGCTTTTACCACAGCATCCGTTTATGTGGGGCAATCTCCTTATTATTTTGTAAAACCTGATGGCACAAAGTTTTGGCAACAAAATGGCTCAGGCAATGTATATGAGTTCAACGTAGCAACACCTTATGACTTGAGTACCGCAACCAGAACCAGTCGAACTTTTAATTTAACCTATACCTCTCCTTTTTGCTTTTCTCCTGATGGCACTACTTTATTTACATACGCTGGCGCAATTATTAAGTCATATGCGCTTGGTACAGCATGGGATATAACAACTATATCTGCTTACCCCAATGGCACTTGCACTATCACCATTCCAACAACAACAAACTGGGTTGCGGGATCAAGTAATATTTCGTCAATTAGGTTTAGTCCAGACGGAACGAAATTACTTTTGCAAAATGGTAACCCAACATATGGTAATGCTTGTACTGGTAATTGGGCTTTATGGACGCTTTCAGTACCTTGGGTATTAGGCAGTCTAGTTTCCGCAACAACCACAAACGCAACAACTTACAACTATAACCCCGGCGGTAGTTATGGAATGATGATGGGTTCAGAGTTTGCTCCTGATGGCAGAAGTAATTTTGTTTGCACTGGGGCTTATGGATCGCCAAATTGTGACAATAGTTATTTTTATCTTTACGCTACAACATTTGGCACCGCATGGAATTTAACTACATGGGCAAACCCCCTTGGCTCTGGGAATTCCGCTCTTACTGCACTTTCTCAACCAAATCGGAACCAAAACAATGGAGTCATGTCCTTTAACGCAACTGGAACCTCTGTAAATTACATTGGATATGCCAGTGGCAGTATTTCCTATGTAAGAACATGGACTTGCGATTATTGGAATAAATACAACTTCAACATATCAGGATACTCGCTTGGTGCAACGCCAACAGCCGCGTACTATGCGGCTCCTACAGTAAAAGTAGATGCGCAGACAACTGCCGCTCGTGTGAACTTGTTTGACTACCAAGTCTACATGGCATCATCAAGCACAACTCAGGCTGTGGTGTACAAGCCGTCCGCTGGCTATATTGCCGCTGGCGACACGCTGTCTTTAAACGGAACAACCACCGTGACTACAAGCGCGGTGACTGAAGGTTCTACTGGCGCTGTCGCGGCTGTGCCAATCTACACAGCAGGTAACCGTTCATATGCAAATAAGAATTACACTTTTCCATCAAGCAGTAGCGGAACCAATTGTGTGCGGTTTTCTGCGGATGGTTCGCAGGTGTTTGCTTTGTTGGTGGCTGGTATGCCCTACGGCATCGGTATATACCAATTCAATCTAAGTACGCCTTGGGACATTAGCACCGCTACATTTGGCACTATGGTGTTGCCTATGACCATTGCGTCTAGCACTTTTGCGTCATTTGATTTCAGTGCAGATGGATTTCGCCTTATCACTTGGGGAATGTATATAACGGGTTCTGGTGTGCCAGTAACATCCGGTTCTGGATATGTGTACGATCACACATTGTCGCAATCGTTCAATATCGGTACAGCAACATATGTCGGTGCATTTGCGACAAGCCTTGATCTGGCGACATACTTTTTTACTGGAATCAGATTTACTCCTAATGGTCAACAAGTATTGTATGTTTACAACGACTCCTCAAACTACTACGTCAGATATTCCGCGCTAGGAACAGCGTACCGCATTCAGACATCTGGTTCTGTTACTTCTTGGAGTAGCACTGCTTCTGCTGTGATATCTGAAGCACTTCTTACACCAGACGGTCTAAACATTGTCACGTTGGGTGGCGTAACAACCTCAAATACGTTAGGTACTGCTAACAGTATGGCTACGGCAACGACGACAAACAACATCGGTACCGCAACCAATAAATGGACTTGGCCGACTGGAACCGTAGCATCAACAGCAAGTTGTGTTACTGGCTACTTTAGCCCTGATGGGACGAAGTTCTATGTTAGTAGCGGTATTTCAAATAATGCGGTGTTATGGCAAATGAATGTTATGGTTATTCCACAGACTTCATACACTTGCACGTTCCCAACACAAGGTGCGGCACCTACATCTGTGGTGGTTCCTGATCGTAGCGTTTCACAAACTATCTCAACTACATTGTCTAGTGGCGTGATGACATTTGCCGCATCCGCTGTTGGCACAAATGCTCGCGGGATTGCATTAAAAATCACAAGCCCACAAATAAATACATCAATCACAAATGCTACTTTAAGTATGTGGCGCAGTTAAGGAATAATAAATGGAATACGCACATTTAATTTCATCAGAAGAGCATCAAGATCGCGGTGTGAACCGCAACTACCACGTCGCAGGTGTTGGATTTGGTTTTACTGAACACAACCACCCTTGGTCGCACACTATTACTTGTACCAAAGGTTCTTTGAAAATAACTGTTGATGGTGTTGATACAACCATCACGCCTTCTTCTGAAACTTTTATTTTTCCAGAAAAATTATTGCATTCAGTTGAAATTATGGAAAACGGTACTGAGTTCTATACTGAACACCCCCTTGATTTAACGCCCTATACAGGCATTTATTTGGAGCAAAACAATGCAACTGAACCTACCAATTGAAACAGTTAACCAAGTGCTTGGTTATCTTGGAACACGCCCATATCAAGAGGTGTATTCCTTAATCCAAGCCATTCAAGAAGCCGCAAAACCAAAAGAGGTGTCAAATGGCAACCAAGTGGATACAGAAAGCAATCAGTAAACCCGGTGCTTTGAAGAAAGCCCTTGGCGTTCCTGCTGACAAAAAGATACCTGCTTCCAAATTGTCGGTGAAGTCTACTGACTCGCCAAAAATGGCTAAACGCAAAACCTTGGCAAAAACATTGCGGGGGTTCGATTGAAATGGGCGATGTTCACGAATTGGCTTCGGAGACCGACAAACGGTTGAGCGTCCACGAAGCAATCTGCGCCCAGCGTTACGAGGGCATACAAGCCCGCTTTGACGACGGCTCTAAGCGCATGGCCAAGATTGAGTACCTCTTGTACGTTGTGATCTTGGCTGTGTTGCTTGGCCCCGGTGTTGCCGCTGAGTTTATCAAAAAGGTGTTGGGCATATGAATTGGTCAGACGCACTCAAAGCAATCATTCCTATTGTGGTCATGTCTTTGGCATGGCTCTTGGGTCAGGTCAACGATTTCTCTACCCGATTGACCAAGATTGAAGGTTTTATGCCTGCGTTAATTACCAAAGAAGGTGTTCCAACTGACTCCCCTATTTCCGCTGAACGCCGTCATGTGCTGAAAGAGGAAATCTACAAAGACATCCATCAACTTCAAGTCAAAGTTCAATTGCTTGAAGAGCGTGAAAAAATAGTTAAAAAGTGAGAACAAGATTGAACCTATCACTCTCGCTCTTACGGCAATTGCTGGCATCAAGCAGGGCATTGCTTTGTACAAAGATGCCAAGGCGACAGGCTCAGACCTTTACAAAGTAACCAAGGAGATTTCAGGATTCATTGGGCAGTTCTTTGAAGCGCACGAAGAAGTAAAAAAGGAAGTCAAGCGCAACGAACTGAACCCGCCAAAAGAAAAATCGCTCAAGGCTCAGGCTCTTGAAAATGTGTTTAACCAGATTGAACTTGAGCGACAAGCAGTTGAGATGCGCGAGTATTTGATTTACCACACAGACCCAGCGTTGGGCGCAGTTTGGTCAAGGTACGAAAAAGAGTATGCAAGACTGGCAAAGAAGCATGATGAAGAGATTAAGCAAGAGGCTTTAGCGGAGCGTAATAAAAAATGGCAACGGCAAAAGCGTTTGGACAAACTGGTGGACGAGGCGTTAATTTTCGGGGCAGTCCTGCTAGTGATTCTGGAAATCTGGTCGCTGATGTACATCGTTCGGCAGAGTCAGGATATGTAGTTGTTGTTGTGTTGTTGATGATTTTGTTTTGTTTGTTATTGCCAGCTTTGGGGATTGTCTATTTTGAAACTTTGAAAATACAAAAAAAGGCAGAGCGTAGCGAGGCTAGGATTGAGAAGCTGTTGAAAGATTTAGAAAAAAAGGATAAACAATGATTCCCATAGTTGCATCGTTGCTAGGAACTTTGGCCGAAAACGGCTTGGGTCTTTTATCGTCTGCCCTGCAAGCCAAAGGCAAAGAGGTTGTGGAAAATACGTTGGGAATCAAGATTCCCGACAACCCGACTCCAGAGGACGTTGCAAAGTTGCGCCAGCTTCAGTATGACCACGAAGAGCGTTTGCTTGAGCTTGGGATTATGAAAGCCAAAGCCGAACTGGAAGAGCTTCGGGTCTTTGCCCAAGCCGCCCAGAACGAGGATAACAACGTCTCTGACCGTTGGAAAGCGGACATGGGTAGTGACTCTTGGCTGTCCAAAAATATCCGCCCTATGAGCCTTGTAGCCATCTTCGTGGGGTATTTCATCTTTGCCATGATGTCAGCTTTTGGCTTGAACGCCAACGAGTCCTACGTCCAACTGCTGGGCCAATGGGGGATGCTGATCATGGGTGCGTACTTTGGTGGTCGCACAATTGAGAAGCTGGCCGACATGAGGAGAGAGAAATGAGCCTTTCGCAAGAACAAGCCGCTTTCCTGTTGGATGCCTGCAAGTTAATCCAGTACGCCACGGATCAAGGTTTTTTGGTAACTGGTGGCGAATTAGCCCGTACACCAGAACAGCAAGCCATTTATTTCAAAACTGGTCGCTCAAAAACCATGAATTCAATCCACCTAAAGAGGTGTGCCATTGACTTGAATTTCTTTAAGGATGGGCAGATAATATGGGACAAGGGCATCCTTGCGCCATTGGGTGCTTACTGGGAGACTTTGAACCCCAAAAACCGCTGGGGCGGAAACTTCAAGTCGCTAGTGGATTGTCCTCACTTTGAACGAAACGTGGGGTAAAGCATGACAGCCGCATCGGTAATGACCTATGACTCCCTCGTGGAGAACATTCAGTCCTATTTAAACAGGACGGATACGGCGACCCTTGAAAAGATTCCCCTCTTTATTATGTTGGCCGAGCAGATCATTGCCAGCCAGATCAAGTTCCTTGGTAACTTGACAGTCAACTCCAGCACGATGGTGGTGGGCGAGTCAATCATTGATAAGCCCGCCCGATGGCACAAAACCGTGTCCATGAACATCACGGTAGATGGCGAGAGCCAGCCCGTTCTGCTTCGCAAGTATGAGTACCTGCGTGAGTATTGGCCCAACGCGACAGATAAGGGTATACCCGCATACTATGGCGACTACGACTACACGCACTGGCTTGTAGCGCCAACGCCTGATGTGGCCTACAGCTTTGAGGTGTTGTATTACGAGCGGATTCAACCGCTTGATTCTTCCAACCAGACGAACTGGTTTACCACTTATGCCCCGCAAGCGTTGCTGTATGGGTCGTTGTTGCAAGCCATGCCGTTCCTCAAGAACGACGAGCGTATGCCCATGTGGCAACAAAATTATGATCTCATCATGCAGACCCTCAAGCAAGAGGACATCCAGCGCATCGGTGATCGTCAAGCCTCAGTATTGGATACATAATGAGTTACAACAGCCCTTTTACTGGCAACGTCATCCAGCCAACTGACGTAGCGTATAGCCGCATCACGCTGACAACGGACTTGCAGTTGACTTGGCCGATCAACGGTTCAATTGCCAACGACT